TTTGATATCCAACGCCTGATAGAGTCGCGGCCAGTATGGAAGGTCGCAGACAAGGTTGAATGGAAACACATAACAGATCTGTTAGCGATGAAGGTGCGAACCTTCATCATTCCTCCGTTGCATTTGTTGTGGTATCAACTTCAGTTGTACATGCACCAGAATGCGGCGATGAAACATTACCATTATTCTGCCTACGGGTTCAACCCCTATCAAGGGGGTGTGGATCGAATGGCACAGGAACTGTTGGTTAATCCGACGTTCTTTTGGTACGATGTTAAAGGTTGGGACCGTTTATTGCCGATCATGCGTGATATATATCGCATACGTAATAAGTGGGTTCCAGCCCGTTTTGACGGACTTAAAACCTGGGTGACCGATAATACCTGTGAATCTCATATACTAGTCCCTAGCGGACAGGTGTTGAGAAAGGAAATCGGTAATAATTCTGGAAGTGGTTCGACTACGAATGACAATATAATCGGTCACACACTAATCTTAGACTATGCTCTCCTCAATTTTTTTGATGGAGATCGAAAGCAGGTCGAAAGGGTTGTGGCTCGATTGTTTGGTGATGACGACATAGGGAGTGTTAATATAACTCCAGACCAGTATGGTTTCTTTGAGAGCTCGATTCGGAAGAGTTTCGGAGACTTTGGAATGGAGTTAGATCCCTTTTGTTTATCTGGTACCCTTGAGGGTGCAGAGTTCCTGGGGTTTAAATTCCACAACTATGGTGGGGTTTGGGTTCCAGTATACGATGAAGAGCGTCTTCTGGCATCTTTTTGCTATACTTTTGAAAAAGGTAATGCAGGGAAGAGCTTAACGAAGGCGTGGACTTTAACAGTGATGTCCAGCACGGGACGCCGAGAGGTGTTCGATTCCATGTGTTTGGCGATTTCACACTATTGTGATACTCTGAGAAACTCAGTAGACACTGTCGTAGTATCTTTTCGTGAGATGGGTCCCCCAACTTACGAGGAGTGTATCTCATTTATGACAGGTCGGGAGAGTTCTCGAGTTCCAAATTTCTTTGATTATGAGTTCGCATCATGGTTCGCAAATAGGTCGGAGGTGGTATAATAAAGTTTGTTTTACTATCATGAATCGTGTAACGAGATCAGAGAAGCTGCTAAACCGTTTGGTGGACGCAGGAAAATTAACCGCGAAAGGGCGGGATTGGCTCATAGCAGCAATCGACCCAATGCATGACACGCAATTGCAGAACTTAGCGGGCTGGCCGGATATAGAGGACCAAGCCTCGGTGGTGCGTTGCTACAAGCAGTCAGTAAGCTTGAATGGAACAGGGGTCGGATCGGACGTCCCTTTCGATGT